ATCTTCAAGACGATCAACCAGTTGCACATCTTTCATGTTATAGTCGATATACTTTTGAAAATCATCTTTGTATAGTTGCTTGAGTGAACCAGATTCTTCATAGGATAGTTTCTTCTCACCGAGTACAACATTAGCAATGTGATCTAGTTTATATGACTCCTGCTTACCATAGGCATAACCAAACTTCTGGAACAGTTCAAGATAGTCAAGTGTTTCTATACCACGAAGATCATACACACTTTCTTCTTTATTCAGTCTGAAGATCTTACGGTGATCGAACAATCCCCATGGAGAAAACTCTCTGCATCTATCGCTACCAAGGATTCTATTGACTCTGTTTATCAGATACGGAATGTCAAAGAAGCGAACATTCCAACCAGTGATAACATCTGGCATGTGTTCTGGTTTCTGCCAGTGTGCAAGAAAACGTCCAAGTAGTTCATTCTCATTAGAACACTTGACGTATACTACTGGTTTGATTAGTGAGGCATCAGCATCATAGTCCTGCAATCCCCACACATAATATATACCATCCTTATTATTCTTTACGGTGATAGCAAGAACTTTTTGATCTGCTTGTTCAATGTCTGGGAATCCACCTTCATACTCAGTCTCGATGTCAATGGTTGTTACATTGATCTTATCACGATCAAACTTAATATCTTTCGGAAACTTTCTAGTGATGTACTGGTGGATGTAATTACTCATGCCATATATGTTATACCCTACAACACTCTCATACTTTTCCATGAATGCTTTGCACTCTTTCATGGAATCAAAGTCTATAGTAGTAATAGGTGTACCATCAAAACCTCTCCATCCAGTATCTTTATCTACTGGAACATAGAGTTGTGGTTTGAACTTTTCTTTTTTGGCAACTGGTCTACCAAGATCATCGTAACCTCGGTAGAGAATGTAATTACTGTAGCGAACTACGGATGTGTAAAATGCTGACATGCATCCTCCCGAATAACATTTCTATTATAACAGAAATTCGAGAGGATGTAAAGTCTTTTTTCAATAATCAATCAGTTTTTCCATGGTCATAGGACCTGCCACTCCATCAGGTGTCAGTCCATTATCTGTCTGCCAGAGTTTCAAAGCACGTTCTGTGCCTCTACCAAATATCCCATCAGCATCTAATCCTAATGCTTCCTGCATTATCTTGACACCTTCACCACGAGATCCTCTACGTAAGACTCCGATATCATCTAGGATATCGTCTTCATCATCATCGTCAGATTCGTGTATATCAAATGGCATACCTAGAACATCCATTGCATTGATGTATCGTCTCTGCCGATCTTCTAGACCAATAGATCCACCATTGATTTTCTTAGTCATTGCTTTTACATTGTCACCGTCTGCAATGTCATTTAGGTGATTTGTATCCCAGAACCAACATGCACTTTGTATTGCACCATTGAAGGACTGAACATACTCTGCCGCTTCTTCTGCAGTCATACCAATCGAGTCTCCAAAGCGTGAGTAATTTTCTCTGCCAGTAAGTTGCTTTAGACCCCGGCCTCGGAATAACCAACCGTCACCCTCGTGAATATTCCCCATTTTGTATTTACGGAACTCATCCATGTAGACGTAGTTGGCAATCTTTTCTGGTTGACGGTGATACTCATCAGCATCCCTCTTGGGTGGATCTCCAAAGTATCTACCAAAGACAGCACGTAATGCTTTTGCTGAGTAGTTTAAATTTTCTTCTAGTCGTTTGAAGTTTGCACTCTCGTGTGCACACTGCGACAAGAAGTGAGCAACCCTACGCTCAGTTGTAATATCGTACATAGGCAATACTTCATATAATGCCGCGTACCATTCTTCAACCTGCTTGTTGCCAGGTATTATTTCAGCAAGATGTTCTCTTGTGAATGTGAAGTCAAAACTCATTTCTATCTCCTATAACAAAGGGCAGGTGTTACCCTGCCCCTGTATTTATCGTATTTTATTTACTTCCGTCATACACCGCTTTGCTTCTTCATGGAAACCCATTTGTGCAAGTGCTGTTGCCGCACGAGTGTAACCAATTATTTCTGTTGTTCTGGTTAGAGATCTCCAGAATCCAGATAGTGGTGAGAATACGTAACCCATTACTGCGCTCATTACACCCACCCCTTAATGTTGGGGTTTACTGGTAAAACCCTATTATCAAAAACTACTCTTGAAGACATCTTCATATCTTTGTCACCACGTGCAACAGATACTATATCTCCACGTCCTAAACCAATATCAGTGAGTTCTGCATCTGTTAGGTTGCGTAGTTCTCTTACGGTTTGACGAACTTGTTTATTGTGTCGCCAGTTATTTACGACCCTTTGTAAAAAATTTGCCATTTTTCTTTTCCTCGTTTGATCCAATTTCAATCTTACGAGGACGCTTCTCTTCGGGTAGGATAACTTCTAAGTTGACAGTTAGTATTCCATCCTCTAGATCCGCTCCAGTTACTTCTGTATATTCAGACAGTCTAAATGACTTTTTCCAGTTTCGAGCACTGATTCCCTTATGAGCATATAAATCCTGATCTCTTCGTGCAGGACGTTCACCTGTAATGGTGAGGACATGATCCTTCACTTCTATATCAATATGTTCTTGTTTGAAACCTGCCACTGCAACTTCAATCATAAACCTAAATTCTTCTTCCTTCACAACATTGTGTGGGGGGTATGTGTCTTTAGCGTGTTTATGAATATTCTCAAGTTGATTAAAGATGTGGTCAAAACCGATGAACCCACTTCGTGGGTAAACAAAACTTCCAGTCATATTTTCCTCCTAGGACTAGCAAGGTTAAACTGACACCCATTATTGGCATGTCATATAATATATAGTTATTCACATATCAAATGTCAAGAGTCTTACCCTTTATTTCTTTGGGAGTCCATCCACTTTTTGGCGATACCACCTTTGGGTTTAGATCTTGACCATGATGCAATTCGTTTGTAGACAGATTGAGTAGCACCTTTCCAGTTGGCACCCTCAGAGTTATCTACTACAAACATATTCCTTCCAAATAAATTTTGAAACTTACCAATGTTCTTCTGAACATCCTTCCACATTTTACTTACTTCTGCGTCTGGTAGTTTCCTAGCACGTCTTCTATTTCTAATCAGTGCATCTTCTTCTGTTGTGTTTACAAAGATCATTGCAGTCTCATATCCCAATGCTTTGAGATCTTTTGCTTGATTGCTGATCTTTTCGTAATTCTTTCCTGTTCCGTCTATCACCAGACCGAGTCTTCCGTCTATTGCTAACTGCATTCTCTTGCCAGTTAGAGCAACGGCACCCTTTCTAATCTCTTGTCCCTTGGGGGAATAGATATCGTCTGGTGTTGTCTTTAGTCCTGCTTTTTTCAAAGCATTCTCAAATGCATCGTCTGAGTTGATTACTTTAAATCCTAGTGCGGTAAGTGCGGTCTGACCAACAATAAATGACTTGCCAGATCCAGGTCCTCCTGCCAGAAAAACTGACTTAAATATTGCAGGATCATTGACACCTTCTTCTAGATAACTAGTTAGACGTTGCATTCGTATTCCTTACTTAGATCCGATATTGTATTTTGGGCAAAGTTCCCAATCATTCTTTTCTTTGAAAGGTATTATTTTAATTTGTCTCATTGGTGCTAGTGGAGATACCGTTGTACCCTCAATCGAAATAAGTCCCCAGTCACTCATCAACTGTGCAATTGTATTTCGTCTAGCAATATCATTCTCTTCTAAATTAGATTTCTTCCCATCTAATAAAAATAACTCTTTAAAATGTACTATGAAGTACCTACCCTGTTTGTGCAGTATGTGACATGACTGGTATAATTTCTTATCCTTTCTCGATGCCACTCCAATCCGCGTGAGTGTTTCTCTTACCTTCAAAAAATCATCGGGTTCGTTTAACGTAACCTCTAGCATAGATGAAGGTGTCCACTCTATTACATTATTTTCTTCCACCTTTATAAACCTTCTGTCTCAATATATCAATTTGTTCACTTGTTAGAAGGGTCAAAGCATTATGTGCCTTTTCATTATTGTAACCATAATATTCTTTGACTACTTCCACGTCACTGTTAGAATTCGGTTTATCCCACTTGGAGAATCTTTTCCGTTTCCTAACCATATTTATAAGAAAGTCGTTTTGTAGACGTTTATCGACATGGTGGTTTATATTCATTTCATTTGCCAGAAGAACCGTATCTTGAAAATAAGATAGACTTCTGTTTACCAAGAATGAGTCGTATGCTTTCTCGGCAATATCATCAACCATAATATCTTTGTTATCGTTGATGGCAGTTACAAAAGAAAATGGATTCACGACATATCCTCTACACCAGAATCTTGAACTGCCCACGCACCTCGCATATGATTCATAAGATCATCGTGAGTAAACTCTCTGGTATTGACATGATCAATATGATAATCTCCAAAGTAAAGTTGTGGGACTGTTCTGTGTCCATTTTCTTTTAAAAAGTATTTTGATTCTATATCCTCGCTAATGTTTATAGTATCAAAGTTTACACCCCAGTTGGTCAACTTGCTTTTCATAGCATCGCAATAGGGACAATCGTCTTTAGTAAATAATCTAAGTGAATTCGACATTTGCCATAACCTCTGTAAGACATGCAACTACGTTGAGTTCGTGATCAGCAACGAATGCGTTTTTATATTGATAGTCTGCTAGGATTAGAACTAACTGAGGAATGGATGAAGGTTTAATATGATCCTGCATCCTATCGTAGATAGATCTAAAAATAGCAGACGCATCTGTATCTATATTGTTTACAACCCAAGATCTCATTTTCTTGAAGTTTTTGTTTTTGATACAGGAGAATAGATCATTGTAATTTTTATCTGAAATATTATTTAGAACACCTGCATCTATTTTACCAGATAATGAATATCTTTGCAACTCATTTAGTACACGTCTCCAGTCTGGATAGTGTTTCATGATTAGTTCTGCTAGTGCAGGTTTGTCATAAGGAACACCTTCGCCAGACAGAATACCCTGACACCTAATGAAGAAGTCATTACATAGTTGTTGTTTATCTCCACCATTGAACTCGTACACACCACATCGGGAATGGAGAGGTTCAATGATTCTGTTCTTGAAGTTACAGGTAAGTATAAACCGACAGTTGTTGGCGAACTCTTCTATGAATCCACGAAGGGCAGGTTGGGTAGACTGTGGGTTTAGATAATCTGCCTCATCAAGTATCACAACCTTGATGCCACCTTGAAGTGAGACAGTACTTGCAAACTGCTTGATCTTACCACGGAGAGTGTCTATGTTGCCCTCTTCAGATCCGTTGATGACAATATAGTCAAGGTCAAGCATATTGCATAGTGCCTTGGCGACTGTAGTCTTACCAAGACCTGCAGTGCCAGTGAATAACATATTTGGTATTTCACCTGACTCTGCTATCCTGTTGAATGTATCCTTTAACGAACTGTCAAGAATACACTCGTCTATTGTTTGAGGGCGGTACTTCTCCACCCATAAGAATTGATCCATTCAAAATCTCCATCACAAAAAACATTATATCATATTTGAGTTTGAATGTAAATCTTATTCTTCTGTCTCCATGGCTGCATCTTGTTGTAAGTTTTCTACAACTGATATTACTTGAATTGCTTGGTCACGTAACTGACCTATAGTAGAGAGTTCCTCTCCCTTGAAACCACCACGTTGTGTTACTGCATCGACCACTGCGACTGTAGAACGTGATACTTGATTTGCGAGTTTCATCAACTCATCATATTTTTCTGCCATCTTATACTCCGAATGTAGATGTTTTCTCTAGTGCGATCCAATACTTGACATTCACTTCTTTGTTTCTAAACTCACTGATCAACTTAGATGATATACTCACCTGATAGTCACCTTGTATGATTTTTAGATTGGATATATTTAGGACGAATTTAAAGTCCTGATCTGGTTTCTTTGAACATGGTACATCAATAGAATATGCGTTAGATGTAGCATTCTCATTGTCAACCACAGAAAGAATTAACACACCATCGCCTGGAGTGACTGACACTTCATTATGTCCAAGAGTAGATGCAGCACTTCGCAGTTTGGTTAGAGTGTTCGCGTCCAGATCAAACTGAACCTCACACTCAGGCATGTTGATATCTTTCTGAGGTGACGTAAGGGTTTCTTCTGGAGAGAAGAAGTACCGAACCTTTGACCGACCAGTCTGATCTGATATAGTTACAGACTCATCTGTAAAATTTAGATTAGGTTGATCAACCAAAGACAAGACACCGATGAACTCTTTGAGATCATAGATGCCAAACTTTTGGGCAAACTTATTATCAACTGTTGCAGTCGCAAGAACATTCTTTGCTTCACTGATAGTCTTAATAGTGTTCCCTTCGTTGATTAGGATATTAGGATTAATATCCGAAAAGTTTCTTAGAACATTTAGGGTTTGTTCCTGTAATTCCATAATATACTCCGTGGGTTAAACTTCTGTAATTATACCACACTCTGACAAGAGTGTCAATACATTTTACTAAAGTTTCTTTCTTTTTTAAACTCAATTTTATTTTCAAACTTACCGTCTAATATATCGCCTTTGTGAGAAATAACAAATA